TTCAGCTTGTGTATAAGCGGTAGTTGCTATCTTAGTAGAGTCATCATTAGCAGATGGCGTAGTTGAGGTAGGTGTACCTGTCAACGCAGGACTTGCTGTGTTTGCTTTACTTCCAATAGCAGTAGAAATTGCAACAAACTCATTATTAATTTCTGTACCTTTTACAACCTTAGCCGCATTCCCACTAGCGAGTGCGTCTTTACTTGCAAAGTCTGTTAGTTTTGTGTAGTTAGTCATTATACAATCCTGCCTTGTTTAGCATAAACATCTATCTTTTGAATGGATACTGCATTCCCACTAATATCGGTTTCAAATCCTACTTGAAGTACTGAGCCTGAACCCCCAACTGAAAGTTTTACAGGGCCGGTTGAGACCGTGCCTAAACTAAACTCACCAATGTTGTACTCACTTACACCGTACTCAGCTACATCCGCAGTAGCTAATTGACTAGGAAAAGAATCATACGCATCTTCATAATCAAAACCTACCTTTAGAACAAAGTCTTGACCGGAACCACCGATAACTGTCGCACCTAGTTTTTTAATACTTTTAAGTTGATTTGGATTTCCCATATCAAAGTAATTTGTATAATATTTTAAATAGTAATTTTCTGTATCATCTAAATAAGTAGAGTATTCAGCGAGTCCGTAACTTCCAGTAAAGAATACTTTATTAGGTGTAGAAAGCATAGCTCCTTGAGCTTGATTATCCCAAACCGTAACTCTTAGCGCACCATTTTGTAGTGTCTGACGAGTATCAAAACAATATATTTTATTATACAGTGGCAGTAACAATAAATAGAATGCGTTGTCTTCAGAGTAAACAGATTTAATGGCTGATGCTGGCTGACCGTTTACTTCTTCTACTAAAGCATCTCTAACATTTGCAGACAAATCTCTCATAGGTAAAGACTTTTCTTGAATTACTCGACCAAGAGAACGCAAGCCGTCTTCAGATAAAAAGATAATATCTGTCCCTGTGTTTTGAACAGTGTATTTAGAAACACAACCAACACGTTTAATTACTTCAACAAGTCTAAACTGTGCGGGATCAAGGGATGCTGACCCTGAATTATCTGCAAGAACAACAATAGAGTTTCTAAAGAAAACAATTAGCTGTCCATTCTGTGCGCCTAGTCCAGTAATTACATCTCCACCATCCACTAAGATAGCTTCCATGTCTAAAGAACCTGATGATCCTCCAACCCAATTAGACCCATCAAGTAGATCTGAAAAGTATAAAGTTGTTTTATCAGTCGCTGTACTAGCGCACCAAAGTCTACCATACGCAGATAGGACTATACCTGCTTGTGGAATATGATCTCGATAAGCAGCTTCATTTGCAAAAGCAACTCCTGTATCAGGATCTATATAGCTAGCAAAGTTAGCTTCAATATCTCCTAACGCAATACCTGTTATTGGATGACCTAAGTATTGCATAGGTCTGTAGCTTTCTTGAAAAAAGAATGCTTTGTTATTTAAAGTTGCTCCCATAAAATCTCTAGCAACCCCTGTATTTCCTGTCAATGTGGGAAGAGGTATTAAAGGACTATTATTACTATCAAAAAATATGTAAAAACCAAAATCACTGGACGGTGCGTCTGGATGATCTTGGTATCCCCATGTTAGAATAGCTTCAGCCCCGCTAGTTGAAAGTTGTCTATGACTACCTTCAAAAGCAGGAACCGGGGGTGAGACGAAAGCTACAAAAGTTACGTCAGTATTAGTATTGCTAGAAGGCGGGCCGCTTGCTAAAGCATCGACTGATGTTAAAACAGTAGTGCTAGTTACGGTAAATGTGTAAGTAGTTTCATTTGCAGGTAAAGTTAAAAAGGAATTAATAATAGTGTAATCAGATCCTCCACTTCCCGGTGCAAGAAAAGCAACTATTTCAACTGTCTGTCCAACCGTGTATCCGTGATTCTCGTCAAAGGTAATAATAATAGTACCTTCAAATGGTGGAGTGTTTCCAGTGACGTTTCTTCGTACACTTGCAATTTCAGAAGCTCTATTCCACGAAGTAACTCCATTTAAAATCAGATTACCAATAGCACTGGTACGAATTGTATGTCCTTTCCTAGACCCTAACCGTCCATACTTATCAATAATACAATTAACAGCCTCTAAAGCATAACCGTCTTCTAAAGTGACTGAAGCTTCTTGGGTGTTTATTCCTAAGAATCCCGGTGCGGCAATACTTGATGAGACTAAAGGTTTGCTCATACGGCATACCAGACTGTTTCTTCAGGATGTTTAGCCGCATCTAATGCTATTGCGTCAGACAGGGTACGTTGTGCTGTAGCGTAGGCTGATACTGGTGACATGCCGCCGTCCTCCCCACGCTCTTCTAAAGCCTTTGCATAGGCTAGGTGTAAGATAGGTTGTGTAGGAATCAAAGGAGAGTCATCATTCTCTACTAGATCGCCAGTACGTTGAATCACATTGAAACGAATAACGTAAGTACCATTAGGAATAGGATATAAATCTACTTGTGTATCACCATCAGTTGAGATACCATTAAAGCTATAGTACCGTGGAGATCCCTTTTGCGGATCGTTGTTTAAAAATAAAGCATTCATCTCATGTGCAGTTTTATACTCAAGGAATACATTATCCGTATCGTTCACAACATCCAACACTGTGAGTTTATTCTGACTACCATTAAGCTCATAGTTAAAGACATCTAAAGAAGTTGTTGCAGTTAATGTAGTTCTCAATCCAGACCATGACCAAGCATCTTCGATCTCTTGTTTGGCATCATTAATAAACACACCGATTAATTCAGCATAGTTAGTCTCAACGACTGTTGACACTGTGTTATCTCTTAATCGTTTCAAGATGTTGTTTACTAAATTAATATACGTCATTTGCGTTTCCTACGATTGAGTAATAGTATATCACATATTTACTCAAATGTCAATACCTACCACTTAACTTTTGCAGCCCAATAAGCCGCTGACATTTTACCCTTAGCAATATTCTTTCCATGTCTAGCTTTAAATGACTTACGCTTTGCTTTCATACGGTCACTCTCACCTGCTTTAGGCTTCCCTGCTGTGCTCGCACCTTTCTCACCAAACCTAATTGTCTTTATCTGGTCGCCTTCTTTAGCGACTACTACATGAGATTTTTTTGAATGACTTGGGGTTGCTTTTGGTTTGTTGAAACCAGAAACACCTGCTCTTGCAAGTCGTGAATCTTTTTTAACAGCCATTAGAACCTCGGGCCTTTAGGTGCGTTAGGAGTTCTTATCCAATTCTTATCGTCATCAATAGGGTTAGTAGGTTTTTTCTTTTTAGGTTTTTCTGAGTTAACAGTATCGCCCGGTCTATAATAATATCCCTTACCAATAGGGACATAGCCTTTAATTTGAGGTGGTGGATTCTTTTTAAACGTAGTCATTTTAACCTCCTTGGACTAAATCAGCGTACTCAATAAGAGAAACAATCATTGTCATGTCTTGCGTTGATGTACCTGTAATTGTGTCACCTGTTTTTAACACAATAAAATCATTCTCGCTACCGCCAAGATGTAAGATTTCTTTAGAGCTTATAGCGTAACCTGATAGAAAATTTAAACCTCCAATAACCATTGTCACTGTGCCGTTAGAGCCAGATGTATTTGTAATGTAGGCTGCACGATACTCAGCTTTTTTATTGGTAGGGACAGTGTACAATGTTGTTGTACCTGCGCTTGTAATGTGAGCACCAAAAGATTTTCTTATCATTTTTTAAGACGCTTGACCACTCTTGAAGGATTCTTCTTTGCAGGTTTAGAAGGCTTCTGCATCTTTGGTGGACGGCCTACTTTAGATCCGTATGTTCCCTTACCGTATGGCATAGTTATTTCCTTATCTTTTCGATTACACCAGTGACACCTTTGACACCAAAGCTAGCACTGACAATTAAAAACAATACGTTGTGATACCACTCAGGCAAGGAAGTCAAAACAGTGAACCCTGCTTGTATGTGTGGAACCATGCTTGGTATAAACACAAGTATTAGCGGCACTGAGAAGACAATAGTTAACCACTCGTCCTTCCAACTGTTTTTTGTTGACTCTGCCATGATCCGTTCCCAATCGGCTGTTGACTGAGCTGCTGTGGTCAATGCGGATGCTTTGGCTTGGGATATAGCTGTGCTCGATTCTACCTTCCCCTTAACCCAGGTTCCTGCTAGACTTGTTACTGCTGTTACTAAACCAATCATGTACTAGTCCCTTTGATAAACTGTGGAACGCATGCCATATGGTAAGGTGTCTTCTTGTCTTGCATAACAACCTTTGCATCTTCCCAACAAGCGTCCAAGGAATCATATTTTCTAACTTCTTGAAACTGAGTTACCCCTTGAGACAAGAAAACAAATACAATACCCATTACAGTTACCATGTTTATTTACCCTTAGACTTTGTACACTTTAATGTACATTCAAATGTATATTTCATACACTTATTTGCCCTTAGTTTGAACTACCCAATATAAGATGTAAAAGCATAAGCCAATAGCAGAAAGGGCGGCAATGGCAACAGCAATCCCAATAGTCCAATCCACAATCTTTTTTCTTCGGCTGGCTTTCTTAAGGGTAATCTGTTGTTTATCATTGTCTCTCTGTTTCTTCTGTGAATTTTGAAATCGAATCCAGTCATCCCACATGCCTGAACGTCCGGTGTATATCATAAGCTGCTTGAGCTCGTACTCCTGTTGCTTGAGTTTGTCAAGGCTTAAAAATAATTCTAAATCGTTTCCTGAACCTGTAGCCTGTGCGCCTAATTGAATTTTAGATTTAGCTGTAAAGTACGTTGTTAGTTCTTTTCCGCAGTCTGCTAGATCTTTACCATTTCCTATTAGTTCCTTGATGGAATTTATGGCTACATTAGCCGTCTGCACCACCGCAATGGCTTCGAGGATCACTTAGTTTACCTGCGATAAAACAGCAAGCACTGCGCCTATGACGGCAACTACATTCAACATAACCATAGCTTCAAGTCTCCATAGTCGCTTGTCAAGACTGCATAGTTTGTCTTGTACATAGGTATAACGTAATAGACACTCAGCTTCGTGTTTCTCAAGTTGCGCTTGTGTTTCCAATTCCATGTCGTGATTCTGCCCCATCTTCATTAAGGTTTAAGTTCTTCTGAGGCTCTAGCTTCTACTTCATAAGGGTTGTC